GTAAGTGTGCTCGGATCATTACGTCCATGTCGAGCTTTAATCCCTGATCTCTTAGCTGTTCGTCAATCGGTGGTGAGAGAGCGCCAAATGCGATGTGGACATTTTGCGGGCTCATGACCGCGCCTCCAGGGCGCGGCGGGCGGCGCGGAGCCTGTCGGCCACCAGCTCATAACCAGGGTGGTAGATGTGCTTGTCAAGCCACGTGATGCACGCTTCCAATTCCTGGTCGGCACCCCATTGGGCGGCAGCAGTGGCGATGTGCTGTTCGTACGTCCAGAATCTCTCGTTGTAAGGCACACCTGACATGGTGGAGTCGTCCCCCCACTGTTGCACCAATTCAGGTGGTGGGGTGATTGGGTGTTGGTTAGTCATTGTTCTGTTGTATCGGGAAGTGGATAGGTGTCTAGGTGGTTTAGTAACCGCCGCAAATACCACAGCGATTTTGATGCGTTGAGGATGGGGTCATCTTTGTCCCACATGCGGAGCATGTAGCGCAGCACGTGGCCTTGGCAGTTGCCTAAGACGGGCGTAGGCGCCCGACCGATGGCGTCTTCAATAATGTCGATGACTTCCATCCGCCCGGTGGTGTAGTGGGACGGGTGGTTTACAGGGTCAGGACCGGTCATGGGTGAACAGATGAACCGGTCTACTGTAGCACAGAAGGCTGGTTTACCGCTTCTCCCAAGACCCGAGGTTAGCTCAGTCCATTCCAGTGCTCCACGCTTCCTCCGCTTTAGCCCTAAGGGCCTCCAGCTCTGCACTGGTGCGGTCTCCCTCGCGTGCGCGTATAGATTGAAAATCGTGTCCTTCTGCTCCAGATCCCTGTCCACCACTAGATTTAGCAGTGGGACACTGGTCTATTTCTGCGTGAGGTGTCCCCCTGGTGTCCGCCCCAGGTTCGGCCCCAACCTCCAAACCGGGTTTAGCAGGTGGACACTCACCACTTTTTAGGGGGGGTGTCCCACTGCTACTTTCCAGTCCACCATTACCTTCTGCCTCAGTAGGACACCTATACAACAACGCCCCCTGTGCGCGAGAAGAGAGAACTGCCTGGTAGTGGGGTGTAGGACTTCCACCTCTCCCTGGAACGGCCTCTTCGTGATCGACGCAGATCAACCCGCGCTTAAGGAGACGCTGGAGCGACTTTCTGATGGCGTCCACAGAGCCTCCGCAGACCGGATCGGAATTCAGGTCCAGCCGTGAGCGGGTGGAGGGGTAGACGGTCCGCAGACGGGCCAGTACGCGATCAGTAACCCCACTGGGGGAGCTGGTGCCGGAATCCTGCTCAGGGGTCCAATCTGCAAGGGTGAAGCTGAGGTCAGCCTCCTGGCGCATGATCAGCCGCGTTCCACCACGCCCACTGCGGGATTTCTCGATGGTGACAATCCGCGCATCCTGCCCGGTTTCTTCCAACTGCTTCGAGCTGGGGCGTGAAAGGCTCCAGGTTTCATCCACGGCATCCCGAATAGCCGAGGTGCCCCTAAACCCGCCCTGCTTATTGGCGTGGTGAATGATCAGGATCGTCGCGGCTGGAAAGAGGATCCCGTTATTCCGTGTCAACCAGTACAGCGGACTCGCAAAGTCGCTCTTGTTCTCATCAAAAGCCTTGCCCCCACTACAACCAATCAACGAGTCAATCACCACCAGCTTGGGTTTGACGTCGTGCATGAGCTTCACAAACTGCGCGTAGCGCTGGATCGACCACTCACTCCGCAAAGTGACGGGAGCATCCATAGGCATCCCAACCTCCTCTAACTGCTCCTGGAGCTGCACCAGGGGCTGGTCGCCGTTAAGCAGCAGCACAGGCCCAGCTTGAACTGGAACGGCCTTCCCACGGATCACAAAGGGCGCTCCGGTGGCAATGTGCTTAGCCAGCGTCCAGGCACTCATGGACTTGCCATCCCCACCTGCCCCATAGACCAACACCACCGCCGGGCAAGGCAACAGATCTGGAATGAGGTATTCCCGTTTGAAGTCGGTCTGCATGAGTTCTTTCAAGCTCATGGTGTCCGTCTGCCCCTCAAATTGGATCTGGTCAACAATCAGCCTTTCAAGGGCACTTTGATCTCTGTATCCAGCCCTGAGCGAAAGCTGGTTGAGTTTGAAGTTCATCTCGGCTGGATTGTCCAGCTCCATAAGAACCTTTGCCTCCCGCATCACCTCATCAAATCCCAGCAATTCCTGGCGAACCTTTTGGACTGCTGCCTCAGCGCCCTCAACAATTTTCTTGGTGCTTTCACTAAACCTCAGCCGTTTCGGGTCTTGCTGGTCTGCCAACCAAATCAGTGTTCCCAGCCCAATAGCACCACCAGCCTTAAAGCTGTTCCACCGATCTTCACAAGGATTCGCAGACTCCCAAACATCGGAATACTCAACGTCTTCCGCACTCCACGCACTCCACAGCGTCAAACCCAGCTCGTTCGGTAGCACCGAGTGGATCGCCATCCCAACTTTCACCCAGTGGTCATGGCTACCAACACCCTGCTGTGGAATAACTCGCAGACAGTCCTGCACAATCTCAGCAATCTCATCGTCCGAGCGGTCGTCTAGCTGGAGCGCCTTGCGGTTTTTAACGAGGCCTTCACCAGCTGGGACGCCCTTTGCCTCTCGCATCTCCGCTATGAGCCACCCAGGAGCCTCAGGAATGGCCTCTAAGTCGCCGGTGAACCCGTAAGTACCCGCAGGGGCCTTGCCGTCTTGTGAGCCCGGATAGGCCCCATAGAGAAGGCCTTGCCGTCCCCACAAAACTTCATATCCGCCCCTGCTGTCGCTCAACCCAAAACCTTTGACCTCGCTCCAGTGCTCTTCTGGCACTGTGAAGAGGTATTTGGCCGCATTCGCCTTTGTACTTTTAACGACCGGAGCGCTTATTAAAGATTCGCCCCATTTCTTTAATAAGGCCCCGAGGTTGCGATCCACATCGAGAATCACCAACCCACCACTGCGCAGTCCAGTGAATACGCCGACGGCTTTGAAGACACTGGGGCGCCTTTCAATGGCCAACGCCACATCCTCCGGCCCTAGCACACGGTGGTGCGCCTCTTCCAGAGGTGTTTTGCCCTTGCTGATCTTCCCTGACTGGAGCGCCTCCCCCTTGGCGTAGATAGGGGTGTAGGCCATTCCGGCGGGCAGTTGCCGCACGAAATCCAGCAGCTCTGTAGCACACAACATGATAGAATCCCAAGTGCAGAGTTAACCGCGACCCAGTGCCCGCAAGCGCTGGGTCGTTTTTATATGGTAGCTGTTGACCCTTGATTCCGCACGTGCTACTGTATTGGAGTACAGCCCACAGAACGCAGTTCATGGGCAACACACCCCAAAACGATCATGGCATTCCTTTCAAAGTCCGCTTCCGCGGCCATCGCCCCCAGAACCGGTGGCGCCTATTTGACCCCCAGCAAAATCGCTGACGGTGGATCGGCCCGCTTTGCCCTCCTCTCCGAACACCCGCTTGAGTTCTACGAAGCCTGGGGCCAGGATTCTTCGGGCTCCCTCAAGCCTTTCCGGTTCCCACACGAACCCACCCCCGAGGAAGTAGTGCTGGAACTGGGCAGCTATGAGCCCCGCACCCGCGACAATGGCAGCCTGGACGTTAAGTTTTGCATCGCTTTGCCTGTCTATCACTATGAAGACGCCAAGGTAAAGGTTTTGCAGCTTTCCCAGAAAAGCATCATCAGCGAACTAGACCAAATCGCCCAACAGGAGGACTTCGAGGATCTATTGGCCTGGGATTTCACACTGGGACGTACTGGCTCCAAGCTCACTACTGCCTACACCCTGCGCCCTGTACCCCGTAAGGCTGCTAGCCAGAAGGCCCTAGAGACTGCTTGGACCGATACCAAGGCTTCAGGATTCGACATTTCCCGCTTACTAGTCGGAGGTGATCCTTTCAAGGCCTAAGTACCGTGGCCCCCACCTAGGGGGCCTTTTTTAATGTACTGGAAAGCCCGTTTTTTCTGCATCACGTGGCTTGTTTTGACGGTAGTATAAGTTGGGAAGGAGTATTTTTGTGTTCTTACAAGGGTGCTCTGGACTGGAGCAAGACAACAGCGGCCCTTTCAGGGTGTACCGGAACAGCACTGGAAAGATCTTCCACTCTGTCACCCACATCCTGAAGGAGACCGCCGATAACGATGCACTGGAGCGCTGGAAGGCCCGAATGGGCGACCGGGCTGGAGTGCTGAGCAGCGTGGCCACCACCCGAGGCACCCGCGCCCACGGCAGGGTGGAGTGGCGCCTCAAAACCGCCCGCAAGCTCGCAGTCCACGCCGCCAACTCCCGAGGACTGGAGCGTATCCCGTCCAGCATGTGGAGCTGGGCCCTAAAAAAGGCTTACCAAAGCAAACCACCCAAGCTAGACCTTTCAAGCGTCGGCTATGGCCGCTGCCTAGACGAATGGCTGGAGCGCCACTGTGCTGGCGAGGCCGCAGTGGAATTGAGAATCACTTGCACGCCACAAAACTTCACATCCCCGTACTGCGATGGCTGGGCTGGAACGTTTGATGCTGCTCTGTACCTTCGGGATCGGCCTGGCCTGTGGTTGGTGGATTGGAAGACCTCTGCTAACCGGCGCGGAGCGGAACTGCTCAGCGATTATTTTGATCAGCTCGGCGCCTATAACGCCGGAGTCCTGCAACACAACCCCGGACTGGAGGGGTTCGCCGGTGGCGTGGTAGTCATCGCCCGCCGTGCAGGCCCACCCGACGTGCATTGGCTGGAGCGTGATCAGCTCGCGGAGCGCACCGCGTGCTTCACCGCTCGCTTCGCCCGCTATGTTCGCGGGCTTTGCCCGCTCACGGAAAACCTTTCATGCGAGCAAGCTCGCGAAAACCTTTCATGCGAGCAAGCTCGCGAAAACCTTTCATGCGAGCAAGCTCGCGAAAACCTTTCATGCGAGCAAGCTCGCGAAAACCTTTCATG